ACAAAATAAAGAGTAGATTGGGATCTTTGAGTACTTGCAATACCAACAAAAGTGCCGGTAGATCCCAAACCAACTCTAATAGTTGCAATACCAATTAAATCATCAGAAATTTTTGCGATATAAACACTTGACTGATCTGTAATAGTTGTGGTTCCAATACCACTTGAAGAAACTACTAAGGATGATCCACCATTGTTTGAATACGTAACCAAATCACCAGTTTCTAATCCGTGATTTGGAATGTAGATTGATTTGGTTGGGATAAAGATTTGTGTAATCCCTGCACCAGGATTGCTGAAGGTAATTGTTGTTCCAATGCCAACACCAGATAACGTTCCAAGACCAACAGAATCTACTGGATTGAAGTATAATTCAGTATTAATTCTATAGTCATATGAAGTTCTGTATCCCGCATTAATAAGTAACTTTCTTGGATTTTCTTTAAGTTGAGTTGATGAAGTATGAGCAACTCCTGATGTGCCTTGATATGATCTAATAACCCTAATTCTTGAATTTAGTCTGTCAACATTAAGAACCTTTACCTTTTCATTCTCAATAGAAAGAATATCATTTTCTTTTATGTTTGGATACTTCAAAATTCCAGAAACATTAATATAAGTAATAATTCCTGTTGCTCCTGTGCTGCCAATTCCAGTATTTACAGTTCCCGATGTTGTTCCAATTCCAGAAATAGTTAAAATATTTGTGGATATACCTACTTTGTAAAATCCTTCTATCAAAGAAGATGTTGTGCTTAGACCATAAACAGAAACAAAATCATTATTTTTAAAATTGTGGGGATCATTTGCAATAACGATATAATCTCCCTTATTTTCACCGGGATATATTTCTACATTCGAAATGGTGCTAGTGGCAACACTTACTGAAACTACCGATTTCCCTTCAACTTTCGAAACTCTAGCACTTAATCCATCACCCTGAGTATTTGTATTATTAAATATGACCGAATCATTAACCTTATAATTTGTTCCCCCAGTTATAATACCAACAGATTCTACAACTCCAGGTGATGCAAATTTAACATCTACTGTTTGATTTAAATTATTTGGAATTGTTAGATAAGAGTATGATGCATCCTCATTTAACAAATTGTAGAAATAGGTATTTCTAGACCATTTGGTTTGATTGAGATCTATGTCGTCTTGATTTGAATTCTTTAAGAAGTTAAAATCAATTGGTTTTGATTTAAAAGAATCACCAATTAAATATGGGAATTTTGGTTGTTTATAGTTTGAAAACTTCCCACCACTGTCAGCAGTTGATTCAAATGTAGCAAAATATGCATAAGTTCCTTTTGGAAATTCGGGAGTAATGCAGAATCTACCGTTATTTTCATCAAGAACTGTGTCGTCACCTTTTTTGAAGTATGTAAAGTCTTCTACAAAAAATCCAAGTTCAAAAGAAGTTAATGATGGTCTATTTGACTTATTTTCGGTTATATAACCAGATTTAAGTTGAGTAACTATACCACCAGTTTTTGTAACGTATCCGTAAGGACCATAAATTGGATTTCCATCATATGCCCATCCAATAATTGGAGAATGGCTTGTCGAATCTACTTCAATATTATTTTGCTTTGATAGATCAGTTTTTCCATATACTTTGTTACCATTTTGATCTGATGGTTGCAAAATCTCTCTTAATTTTCTAGGAGCATAAAGGTGTGCATATTGAAGTTCGAATGTATCATTGATACCATTGGATATAATTCCATCATCAGATGTTAATGAGGAATAATTCTTTTTAAATAAATTGATGGTCCATGCTTGTATTTTTGCTTGAAATTCTGCGGCAGATCCAGCAGAAAGCACTGTAATTGAAGTAGAATCTTGAGAATATCCTATTCCACTTTCAATTACTTTTACTGAAGTTATTTGACCATTAGTAATGACTGGGGTTACGACAGCGCCTGTTCCAGTTCCATTTACAACTAAAGTTGGTGGAGAGTTATATTCAGATCCTGTATTATTGACCAAGACTTCAATAATTTTTCCATCAGTAGAAACTATGGGATTTAACTGTGCAGATTTGCCAGTTTTTAATATAAATGATGGTTGTCTATAGAAATTAATTATTTCTGAGGAACCATATCCAACTCCATTAGAAGTTAAATGTACTGATGTAATTTGTCCTCTAAAAATGGGTTGGATGACTGCATCAAAAGTTTTTGTTCCAATTGAAGATAGTCCAACATTTCCAATAAGTTCTACTTTAATTTCTGGATAATTAAATACGTGAGTGCCTAGACCAACAGAATTTAATTTAACATATTGTTTGGTATTATAATAGAAATCAATATTAGTGCTTCCAACTCCAACTGTAGAAAGTTTAAATGAATTGTCATCTACTTTGGTTACAATATACTCCGTATTTGTAGATAATCCACTAACTGGAGTAAAATCAGTTGTATATATAACTTTTTCGCCTGAATTATATCCGTGATTATTAATTACAATTTGAGATAATGAAGTATTAATTCCTAGATGTGTAGTTGTTCTTTTTTTGTTTTCATATCCAAATCCAGAATTTTCTACATTAATAGATCCTACTATAGATTTTTGATTATAAGACTTAAGTTTATGATTTCCTATTCCATATGAGGATAATGTGATAGTGTTAATGCCAGAAATAGAGTCATCTAAAGTTTTATGGAGTTTAATTGTAAAGTTATCTTTTACAAAAACAAAATATGAGGAATCTGTGGATAATCCTCCAACACCTCTTTGATTATCTGTTTTATAAATTACTTGTTCGCCATTTCTAAACTTGTGATACGTGGTAAAACCAATAGTTGACAGAGCACTACCAATCCCCACCAAATCTGCATTACCTTGAGAGTTAAAAGTAGATTCGTGCTCTACTAACTTCATATTTACAAAAGCTTTTGCGCCAATACCATTACCGCCAGTAATTTTGATAATTGGTGTATCTAGATAATCAAATCCAGGGTCAATAATTCTAATTTCTTGAAGTGATCCATTAACTGCACACAATCCAGTCGCACCTACTCCTAAAGAATCTGTTATGCTTAAGATAGGAGGGTTAATTACATCATAATTTGATCCTGGAGCAGTTACTTCAACCTCTTTTATTTCTCCATAATATATTGATTCTTTTGCTTTATAATTTAAAATCTCTACACCATTAAGTAATATTCCAGTAAAACCTGGATTTGTTTTATAGGTATTTCCATCATCACTTGATAAAGATAACTCTCTAAGTAATTTTTGATTCTGTAAGGTTTTAGATTTAAATTCATAAAGTTCAATTTTATTATTTGCTACTGTAGTGCTGCTGGATACAGATACAAAAATACCATTGAATATATTAGTTCTACTCTTTGCGAGACTAATTCGATTAGAATCTATTCTTTTAACAAAGTAAATCCCTTCATCAAATAGAGAACTATTAATTGAACTGGTTATAATAGTTGAACCCTGAGAATCTATAGATGTTGATGTAGATATCTCTGGGGTATAATAAACACTATCTCCAGTATAAAATCCGTGATCAGAATTTGGAGTTATTGTAAAAATAGTTCCGGAGAAAGTTCCAGAAAATGTAACGGATCTATCAGTAGTTGATAATGATTGATTATAATAAGATGGAATAGATGGTGAAGAAACTAATGTTTTATTATTAAGTTTGTATATGTTTTGAACATTTGAGTTTACAATAGAAACACCAGAAAAATAAGTAGAAGTTGATTTAAGTATACTTTTTTTAATTATATACGTATCATTTAAACTTAATGATCCTTGTCCTTTGATTGTAAAAGTTGCATTTGAAATTAAATCAATAACTGTTGATGTTTTTTTAATACCAGAACTTGAAATTATATCAACTCTATCTCCGATTTTTAAAATATTTGCATTTGAAGTAGTGATATCATAAGTGTCATTTGTTCCACGAGAAATAATTGATTTTACTTCATATGAGATTGGAATATTAAAGAACCAATCTTTAGAATAAACATCACTTGAGTTTACTCCTAAAGTTCTGATTACAGAGGTATCATTTTTGTAGTGATATCTAGTGTCACCTAAAATTTCTGTAGAGTTTAAAACTGATGTTACTCTTAGTTTTACGAGAGATCCACTAGGAGTAAATACTTGAGCATATGTATTAATCCCAACAGACTCTGCATCTAAAATGGTTTTAGAAACCCCAGAACATCCAAAAAATTGAGTTAAGGATTTTGAAGTGTATGTAACAACTCCAGTAGTTTGATCTCCATACTTTACTAAAAGTTCTCCATTTTTTGGAAATCCAACAGTAGAATCAACATCAAAAACAGTTGTCCCTGCAGAAACTGTGCCAATTATTTTTGTTCTTGGATGAACAGTAAATTTGCCAATTGTAGCCCCATTAGCAATAATATCCCTATCATATCCAGAGTCTAAACTTAACTTATAATAAGTGTTTCCAATTCCAGAGATTATTTTTTCTACGTAGGTTATTGGACTACGAGCGTATAAAATGTCACCATATGCATTTTGATATAAAGTTTGGTTTGTTAAATCTGATGGATCTCCAGAAATGCTTTCTACAACTATATCATTAGTTAATCTATAATGAGCATCTGATGGTCTGAAAAGATTTTCTTTTGGTCTAATAATCTTTACATTTTTTCCATACAAAACTTTAAAGAGAATTTCAAAAGATTCATCAGTTCCTTTACTCTGATAAAAATCTTTGATTTGTTTTAAAAAGATAGATTGATTTAAATCAGAATATAGAGATCTATCTTCAAATCCTGGAGAAAGTTGATATTTTATTTTAGATAAAAATTCTTTAAGAAATAAAGAACTTAAATTATTAATTTTAGATCCTTTAACGTGACTAGAAGATTCTGTAGACTTAAAGGTTAATTGATCTGGAACATTCTGTGTGGTGTAAGAAGATATTCCACTAAAACCTCTAATACATCCAACAAAAGAATTTGATGTTTTAGAAGTATATGTGATTATTTCGTCATCAATTTGAATCAATCCATAAGAATCTGGAAAATCTAATGCTCCTTGATTAGTTTGTCCAACATCTATGGTAATTGTTGTATCAATATCAGTTATATCGGAAGCGAGATACAAATATTCAGTATTATTTGTAAGTTCATCTACTTTTACATATTGATCAATATTTTGAATTAAATCAACAGGAGCACCTTTAAATTCTTGAGAAATGTAATATTGCGAAAGAAATTCAGATATTAACGGAAACTCTTCCCTTACATATGCAGGAAGTTGATTCTTAACGATGTTGTTGAACTGAACTCTCTTTTCTGTCATGTTATTATGATCTTACTAAATTCCCGTTGGTGTAACTTGATGATACAATGTAGTTTGATGCTGAAGGATCTAAACCAGATGAAATTTCATCCACGACCATTTCAAAATTACTCTTACTAATATCTAGTTGCAAATATAAATCCTGTAATCCAATCACATCATTTGATTTTGGTGTCGCAGACATTTCAATAATTGGTTGACCATTTTTTTGTTTTGCTGATGTTATCGTGATAGGATTTAATGTAATAATTCCAGATTTGTAATTAATGGTCCCAGCGTTTCTCCTTACAATTGTTGGAGAAGTTGAAGATGTGTTCGGAACATTAAATAAGAAAATAGAACCAGTTGTTCTATTTGTATCTGGAATATCTGATAAGTAAACATCTTGTGATATTCCACTTACCTTAAATGAAGTAGACTTTATGTTGTATCCACTCATACTATTAATATGAAATTCGTTGCCAAAACCTATAGAGTATTCTGCAAAACTATTTAAGGAAACTCTTAGATCTCTTCTAATCTGAATTTTAGTAATATTGGAAGTTACTGACTCGTGACTTTCATCAATAATTTTTAAGAATTTACTATACTTAAATCTTGCACCATACTTATTCAATTCAGTTGATTCTGAATACTTGGTGGCATTTGATTGAACAACACTAGAAACGTATGATGCGCTAGGAGCAAGATTCGTATTGTAATATACTTTAGAATCTGTTTCAATGTAAAGATATTTTAGATCTAAAATTTCTGGAACAATTCCTGCAACTGCGTATTTTTTAAGTTTTAATTTAATATTTTCTTTTACTAAGTTTGATAAAAAGTCACCACTTCTTGGTTTGATACTAATAAAAACTTTTCCATATTGTGGGGGAATTAATTCTTCACCACCAAAAACTGATATTGATTCTGTTTCTGGGTAAATCTTAGATGGAATTAAAGTTTCATAATCATTTGCCGTAACCGCTCTATTTTGTGAGGAATATATTCTCGGAGCATACTTTTTAATTGATTCTACAGATTCAATATTTTCTCCACCAGAAGCAATTAATCCTGTGGTTAGAAGTGATACCCCAGAAGTAACAGTATAATCAGTAGAATTTCTTGTATAAGTTAGTCTGCCAGAATAAGAAAACTGACCAATTCCATTGGCAGAATCACCATTTGTGGTGATATAAGATGCCTCTATATAATTACCTTCTTGAAGTGCCTTTCCAAATACGTTATCTCCAAATATCAACTCATATCTCTCATCTTCTATTTCTTGTAAAAAGTAAACTTCAGATTCGTTATCAATTTCAAAAAGACTGTCTTGTTGATTATATTTTACAGAAACCGAAGACTGTTGATTATTTTTAACTATTACAGAAATTAAATTCGTATCTATTCCTGAGTTTGGTAGTATGTATCTTTGATTTGGATTTCTAGAAGTGTATGTAAAGTTTGAAGTTAAAAGTGTTCCTTCGTAAATTTCAATATCATTAAATGATGCAGTGCCATCAAAAACTGGAACTGTAATATCTTCTAGAATAGAGAAAACAAATGACTGATTACCAAAGGTTCCAGATGTACTTGCTACAGGCCCTTTTTTAAGAGTTAATGATACTGGATTTGGTGTGATATTTGTACAGTCTACAAAAAAACTTATTGTTGCTTTTGCTGTTTTTTTTGATCTAGGTATATAACCAATCGTTCTTGCTAGAGAAACCACATTCTCTCTTAATGTTGCACTATCAAGAAATACCTCATTTGCAACCATATTTGCATTATATGAGGTAATATAGGTATTGTATGCCAAGACATCAAGAATTGTTGAAAGGTTAGACCCCTCAAAATCATAGTCTGTAAAGTTTGAATTTGCTTTGAGATAATCTCTAAGCGTCGTTTTAATCTGGTCGAAGTCCAGATTTGTAAAGTTAACTAACGGCATTTACCTTGTTGGTTGCAATACAAATTGTAGTTGTTGTGCAGGAACGTCCGCACCAATAATATTATAAATTACTGTCACATCAAAAGAGTTGTTATCATAGTCTGGATATGCTTGAACATCAATTAATTGAACTCTTGGCTCATAATTTTGAATTGATTGTCTGATTTCATCAACAATCACTGATGCAGAGATATCATCAACATTTTCAAAAAGTGTCCTGGAGATGTTTGATCCAAAATTTTCATTAAAAAACTTTTCTCCAGGAATCGTAAATACAATATTTCGAATTGAACGAGAGATTGCAGATTCATTTTTAAGAGCAATCAGGTCACTATTCAGGGGATTAACCTGAAATGACATACTAATATCCTTAAATCCCTGACTGACTCTTTCTAGAGGCATTGAATATTATAATTCTGTCTTATTTATTCGGGATTTTTTGATTCGTATAGGGGTTCAGTACCATAATCCCAGTCATCATAATCTTCATCATTACGAATTTTTGCGTGAATTTCATTTTGATGGAAGAAATCGTGTTTTTTTGGTGTCAAATCATCATTTGCTATCTCACGAAGCATCTTTTGCTTCTCTACTTTTGATTCCCATCCGTATTCTGACGATAAAAATTGAGTTCCCCACTCATTTTTCATAAAATTTTCATCTTTATCGACTTGTTTGGTCATTTTTTTGCTCCTGATTTGTTAAATCAGAACTTTTTACGGGGTTGCTATCCCGAATTTCTTTGATTTCGTACATAAAATCGTCTGATGTCTCTATTTTACGACGATTTTCGACAGAATATTCGGTTAAATCGATCTCATACCCTGGATTTTTGGTAATTCTATTACGAGTCCACGCATCATCATACCATAAGATCTTATTGTTAGGGTATGCATAGAAGTTTCCATTATCCATTTTGAAAAAATGAGCACATTTATGCTCTGGAGTTTCACTAAAGTTAGTATTCAGTGTTGATTTCGATTCCCACGACCAATCAAGAGTAAACATATAGGTTCCTTCATTCTTTTTTCCCTTATAGTTGATCAACTCCGCACGTAAGTTAGCCAACCTTGAACGTACTTGAACATCAATATAAGGTGAAAAACAATCCCACCACATACACTCTTCCAATTCGGGAACTGGTGCATCAGGTTTCCAACAAAATGCGTGAATGGGTCTTCGAGTCCAGTTAACTCCATTCTCTAAAAACGCTTCAAAGAGGGGTACGTGCTTCTCTAAGGACGCTACAGAGTGTACGTCGCATAAAGTTACCTCTCCGTGCCCTTTTTTATGATTGAAGAGAAATTCATTACGAATATAACAAGTAATCGTCGGAAGATTGTGATTTAGATATGACATAAAAAGATAATAAAAAAGCAGGGGGTTAAACCTGCTTTATCTATATTATTTTCCTTGTCCGCGATATTTCTTCTTTCTACCATTACGAGAGGTTGCACTTAGTAATGTGCGAGCAGAGCGTCCTTGACGAGTTTTCTTAGGCGCTCCTGCTTGAAATAATACTTTACTACTTCCACCACCACCTTTAGACATTTAAGATTTCCTCCATTTCAATTTCATTTGGATCAATATCTTCTCCCGAGAAAAACGACTCTGAGAGATCTTGAAGAACCTCGGTACATTCTTCAGCACTGAGGTTCTTATAAATTTTCCTTCCCTTATAAAGGATATTGTAGTTCATCAAATAATACGAGTCTTTTCGTGCCCAACACGAATTCGAGGATCACACCAGATCTCAAAGCCTTGTTCCTTAGCATCAAGACAGAATGAAACATCTTCTCCACACATATCTTGAACATTACCAGATTCAAAGACTTGCATCTTCGGAGCAAACCAAGGATATTCAAGATTCTCAAAAACACCCTTCTTAATGAGCACCCACCCAAAACCTGTGTAGTCTACAGTGAATGGCTTACGACGCTTGCTGATTGATTCCACAGTTTCGTGATTCATCACTCCACCATTCTTACGGAAATCATCCTCTTCTAACCAGTGTGCGACAGAAGTTGTGTGACCATCTTCAGTGGCATACCATCCAGCAGTAATCTCACGTTCAGTGCCATCTTCTGAGAGAGAAAGATCACAGAGTTGCCAGAACTTGTTTGTATCAAAAACAATGTCACTATCAATCCAGAGTTGATAATCATACTCTAGTTTTCCATCCCAAGGAATTTGCTTTGGACCACGAAGAACATTTGCACCTAAACATTTACAACGTGCAAAGTTCACCATTGATGAGTAATCTTGAGAGATCTGAATACTCATTCCATTCTGAACCATATCAAAGCACAGTTGTACAAAGTTCTTCAGAAAAATAAAAGAGCATCCACGTCCAGGTAGACAGAATACAATACTCTTTCCACGCATTCTTTGTTTAATTGCATCAAAGTCCCATTCTTCAATTTGAGGTTTTGGTGCAGTTGCTTTAACAGTAAATCCTTTTGCCATAAGATTGAATAACTTTCAGTTCAAATTTTAACAGTTTATATATGCTTTTGTCAATATTAATGAGAGGAATTTAATGCCACCTCTTTGTTTATCAGTAGTTCCTCATAAGACAAATCTTCTTCTTTGTAATCAGTCTTCATTACTCCAACAAGATTTTTCAAAGTATTCCAAATTGTTCCAAATTCCTCTTCTTTCAATGAATGGAATAAACACTTATCCTTTGCATAGATGTGATATACTTTATCAGTTGCAGACATAAAAAATATCTCCGGAATTTTTTCTTTCTTTTTTATTTTGTAACTGCATTATATATCAGAGCAATACAAAATCCGAGTGCAACAAAAAAAGGGCGTGGATAACGTATCATCCATCCCGCTAATACAACCTTCCAAAAATTCCAATAGGGCAACCTCCGATAATATCTGCGGGGCGCTTGCGCTTTTTCCGCGAGGGGGTTTCGAAGACTAATCATACTTCCGGAAATTTTTTAAATGAGTGATATTTAGAGGTCGATTTGTCACCTCTGTAGGTTAGGGTAGTTAGGCATTTTTATATACGCAACGCCGCCGCGACGATATAACCCACGACCGCAAAACACTGCCGCACCACTATCATCACGCATCATAACATAAGGGTGCCACAGTGTCAATCACCGCAGCACCCTTGACTGTTAATCAGAACTCGATATCTGCCTCCTCACTATCACTCACTGATTCAGCAACAAGTGTATCAAGGATCTGAAGAATTTCGTTTCCGTTGTTACCTTGTGCCAGAAGAGAGATGAGAACTTGCTTGGACATTTTGTGTGTTGTGTGTTAGTAACTGTGTGTCAGATGAGTGTCTTTATAGGGCGCATCTCATTCCCCTTGATTGTCAGTATCGAATGACGTGATTGATATAGTTTAGACCCCAGGAGTAAGCATCATCAGGATCCTTCAATGTTTGCTTGACAGTATACTTGTAACCGTCTTCAGTTTCATACTGATAGACCCACACATTCCATCTGCCAGACTTTGCTTGTTGAACGAAGAATGGACGGGTTTCAGTGTTAGAAACTAGCATGAACTTGTAAGGAGAGAGTGTGACTTAAGATCAGAAATCAAACACGTCTGAGTTAATCTGAACGACGTTAACTTTCGGATCAGCGAACTTCACACCGTCCTTAGTTTCACGCACTCCATACTCATCATAGAGACGATTTACAAGGGTTTCATAATCACCACACTCAGCAGCAAGGTGATACAAACCCTCATCATTGTTGATCCAGAGAGCAACATTCCAGGTCTCATAATTTTCCCAACCGTTATACTCAGTGGAGAGCAGATTGCGTTGGTAGGATGCAGTCATTGTTTGGGGGTTGTCCTTACACTACTGATACACTTTCAGGGGCCCAATAATACTCACTCAGCGTCCCAGGGTATCACCAACGGTCAGGACAGCTGAGGTCTTCGACATATGCTTCGACACGCTCAGCTGGTTCCAACTTGAATACCTTCTCCCAGTCAAGCTGATGAGGGTCGAAGTCTTCAAATACTTCAAGCTCCAGAGTGACCCTATAACGCTGCTTCTGTGCTTTCTGATAGGCAACCGACATAAGTGTGCTCCGTTGGTGTTCTTTGAGTACTATAAGATACCTGAGGATTATTGTCAACGTCCTGGGGAGTATTTATGGGCAGGGTGTGGATTTTTGTGGGGGATCTGTGGGGATTTGGAAACGCGGGGGGTCTTGACATTTGTGCGCGGGTGTGATACAATGCGGTTAAAGATCACAAGACTCCGGCACATTTATAAGCACATAAATTACAAGACATCGGCACATTCATAAGGGTCTAAATCACAAGGTCTCAGCACATTAAAAGGCACATAAATCACCTACTAATTGATACGAATTCTTATCATTATCATTCCTTTACTAACAATACGTATCACTATTTCATTCGAACGTTTATATTTTTAAATACATTTTTTATTTAATTTAATACGTTTTTAACGTTATTTTGACAAAAAAGCATAAAAAAAGGGATGCTGATTAGGCATCCCTCGATAATACTAATTCAGCAGGACTTCCACAAGAAAGATAGAACTCAACCAT